TTGTAGTCCCGACGGGACTATAGGTAATATTATCTCATGAAATCATTGGGATTGCATAAAGCAACAAAAATTGGCTGCAATGGTATGTATCGGCATCTTTACGGATGTCATGAAACGACCGAAATATCACCAGATAAAGTATAAGTCGCCAAAAAGTCGCCAAAAATTATTGAAGTAATATATGGTTGTTTATATTTGCATCCGTGCAAATATAACAATTATGGCGACAATTTACTATTCACTCTCTGCCAAGGAGAATACATGCGGTTTACACGAGGTGCTGATTCGGTTTACTCACGGACGCCTTAACCAGCGTGCCAAGACCGGTATTTTCGTGCTGCCTGAATATTGGAGCGCCAAGACACAATCGGTTTCTGTTCCCCGTTTCAGGATGATGTCTCCTGCCCAACAAGAGATCGTCGAACAGGCAAACGAGGCACATTCTAAAATCTCGGCATTGACATCTTTTGTCATGCAATCGTTCATAGAGGCAGGAGCAGGGAAGGTTAGCTTGCCTCCGAGTTGGCTCAGGGATGTTATTACGCCTTATTCTGTAGGATTGTCGCAAGACAAGGATATATGGGCACACTTTGAAAGTTACGTATCCAAGAAGGGGTTTTCTGTGCGCCGTAAGATGGCATTCAATGTTCTTATGAGGGCTCTCAAACGCTACGAGTTGTACAAAAGGATTTTCGACCGCACCTTCACCCTTTCGCTGGGGATGCTAACGCCCGAGGTATTGGATGACTTTGAGGACTTTTATCGCCGGGAGCACGATATATGCGAGGAATATCCGCATATCTATGCTTTGGTGCAGGATTCGAGGATACCACACCAGCGTGGCCACAATACGGTTGTCAGCAAGATGATTCTCTTGCGGGCTTTCCTGAATTGGGCCGCAAACAATGACCTGATCCAAACTAATCCTTTCCGGAAGAAGGAGATAAAACAAGCTGTATATGGTTCCCCGATCTATATCACAATCGCCGAGCGGAACAAGCTATACCATACAAACCTATCCAGGCATCCACGACTGGCGGTACAGCGGGATATATTCGTATTCCAATGTCTCATAGGGTGTCGCGTGGGGGATTTGATAACCTTGAAACGGAGCAACGTAGTAAAAGGTGCTGTTGAGTATATCCCGCGCAAAACGAAGGAAGGCCATCCGGTGACGGTGCGTGTCCCGTTGAACAATCTTGCAAAGGAGATAATCAATAAATACGCATCCCCTGACAATGCAGTACTGCTCCCCTTTATTTCGGAGCAAAAATATAACGAGGCAATTAAAAAATGCTTTCTTGCTGCCGGATTGAAACGCATGGTAAGTGTACTCAACCCCGTCACCAGGGAGCCAGAGCAAAAACCGCTCTACCAAGTTGCGTCATCCCATATGGCGCGCCGTACTTTTATCGGGAATCTGTATAAGCAGGTCAAAGACCCTAACCTTGTGGGCTCTTTGTCGGGGCATACCGAAGGCAGCAAAGCATTTGCCCGCTACCGCGACATAGACGAGGAGATGAAAACCGATCTGGTGAAACTTCTGGAATAATCAAATCGTATTCATCAACTCGCATACGACGGCAGCGAATATGGGTGCGCAGCATTCGCTCACTTCGAGCATCGCCATCCAGTATTGGGTGTCATCTTTTTCCATGTCCATTACATTTACAACAGGTGAATTGGTGCACATCTTCCCATAGCGCCTGGTTTATTTCGCCGGTAAGGTATGCTACCTCTTCCCCGGCCATCGGCAGGCCGAGGGTAAGGGCTATATCATCTACGAGGTGCCGCAGTTCGTGCTCAAAGCTGTTGAGAAATTCCCACGGCGAGGAGTGCATCCCTATTACGATGACACTTTGCCGATGCTCCTTGTTGGAGTAGGTGAATCCCGTATCCATTTCGCACTTCACCATATTCCCCTGTACGCGATGAAGAACCGTATCGGGGCATCCGATATCGGTAAGGGACTTGAGTATTTCGCCCGTATAGTAGCACGTCACGGCATAATATATGCGCAACGTCCAACCATACTTGTGAATACTCAAGTCCCGAATCTTCATTTTTCCTCCCTTTTTCCGTACTTGCGCCAGTTTCGCGCCAGCCTTCTGCGTTGTGCCCGGTTGAAGCGCTTGTTCTCGAATACGTCGTTCACCGCCCCGGCCAGTTCCTGGTACTTGTCGGCAGGCAGGTTACGGACGAGCGTTGCGATATTTTTCATCGATTTCGTCGTTGTCGTTTGTGAATTCGCTGATCTGGGGGTATTCTTCCATGGCTACATCATCTCTTCCCACAGGATGGGTGTTCCCGAGCCGATGGTATCGGCATAGTAACGTGTAAATGGCAAGCCGTCGTAGCCGTCCTCGTCATTGATATAGTCACGTATGAACATCGCCAGGTATTGTGGATTGGGTATCGACGACCCGAAATAGTCCGCCAATGCCATGTTGCAGACGTACACGCAATCATAGCCCTTGTCCTTTTTGAGTTCGATGCCGTACTGCTTGAGCAGCGCATCCACCTTATCCTTAGAATAGGGCTCGATCTTCTTGCCGTTCCTGTCCTTCATGCGGGAAACGGCGAATTCGCACATCTTCTTTGAAAAGTGCCAACCGTAATTTTCGAGATATTCCCGGAACCCTGCCGGGAAGTTTTCATGTGTATCTAACCTGTCCATATTTTTCGATTTAAAAATTGGAGAGGGCACTGCGGCCCCCTCCCTCCGGTTTACCGCCTGCGATACCGCGAATAGGGGCCTGTACCCCTTACGCCACGGCGTTCGCCGTAGGCGTCGTCATACTCATACCCGCCGCGGTCATACTCGCCACGTTCGCCGTAGCCGCCACCTTGTCCGTAGCTGCCACGCTCACCGTATCCGCCACGGCCTTCACGCCGGCCTTCTTCAAAGCCTTCTTCGTAGGCGCGTCGGAGCTCCCGCTCCATCTCCTCTTCGTGGCCGCCGAAGCCGCCACGGCCTTCACCTATGATTCTCCAACCCATAGTTACTTTGTTTTTGCAGGTGGTTCAGACTTGACAAGGCTCCTCAGTTCTTCCGCCGTCGGTATCTGGCTCAGCCGTTCGTTCATGTCAGCGAGCATCTTCCGCAACTCCCTGTTTTCGGCTTCGAGCTCCTTTGAACGCGCAGCTTCGGGGTCGAGCTGCATCAGGATCTCGTCGTAGACCTTCAGGTTGGCTTTGTGCCTGTCGAATGATTCCACGATGTCACGGCTTGCCTGCTGTGCCTCCATGATGGTCGGCTTCAACACTTCCCGTGTCGTCGCTACGGTAAGTCCGTCTTTTGAAACGATGTCCGCTTGCATAGGGACGCCCCAGGGCTCGTTGCCCTCTATCGAGATGTTGATGAATTGCGGCATCGGCGAGAATTGCCCGGGCTTTTGGGGCGGGAAATACGGTGCCGATACGTCTTTTACGTTGGCTGTATAAAACTTAGGCTGTTCCCTGTTGTCGAAAACGTAGACTAAGGAGCCTTTTCTCAAGTTCTGAAACATCTTGGTTAATGATTTGTGAAAGATAGGGGAGAAGGAGCCCTCCTCCCCGTCTTTCGGTTAATTGTTTTTTTAATTCAGACGGCACCGGTCATCAATTGCAAAGTATCGGTCTGCTTGTCATACCATATCTGGTATACCCCTGACCCCGGAATATCCGATACTGTAACATTTGCTCCGTTGTACGTCGTCAGATTCTTATTTTGCCCGTTGGTTTCAAACAGCACGGGAAGTGTTCCCGTTGTGCCGGCAGGGATTTCCTGTACCAACTCAACCAGCACGAGTCCCCGGTACCACGAATTTGCAAATGCGTGGTTGGGAAAGGAAAACACAACCCCTGTGGTCTCCACTGTCACGCCTGTAGTTTTTAGTACCGGTATGCCTCTGCGGTTAACATACTGAAATGGGAATACTGCCATATTTTTGTATTTTAAGTTATTATAACTAATTTTACATCGGGATAGGTTGGAGTCATGACCAACTGATAAGGGCTTGCCAAACGTCCTTCCCTCTTTTTCTCGTTTGGCACCACTAAATTGTTTGGCAATGACAAATCGGGAATTCATAGAGAGTGTTGCTCTCGAAGGAGAAGAATGGCGTATTATTGATGGTACGCTCGGCTATTTCGCGGTATCTGATTATGGTAGGGTTTCATCGCTATCCCATCGCGTGAGCGGAGGTAATAACAATAGTTGGACGACTAAACCTCGCATATTAACTCCTCGCCCAAATCGGGGAGGATATTTGAGAGTTAGACTTACATCCCTACACGGAGTAGATAAGACTGAATTAGTCCATAGGCTTGTTGCTAAAGCGTTCATCCCCAATCCTAATAACTATGCATATGTAGACCATATAGATGGGAACCGGACGAACAATGTGGCACGTAATCTTCGTTGGTGTACTCGTTCAATGAACATGCTTAACCCTGTCACAAGAGAGTGTGCAGCAAAAGCACGAAGAATACCCAACAAGAAAAACAGAAAGCCAATTGTCCAGATTAAAAATGGAATATTGGTTGCAAAATATAAAACAGCATCCGAAGCCCATCAATTACACGGATTTCACATCGGAGGAATATATGAATGCATTCGAAAACCAACTCGCACATTGAAAGGATTTCATTGGCGCTGGCTTTCGGATTGGGAAGCCTCTTATCAGTAAGTCAAAGAACATTTCACCTATCGGCGAATAATAGCATTATCCCCAAAATCCGCCGCTCCCCCCAAAGCCAAACCCTGCACCATATCCGAGACCATATTGTGCGGCAATACACGTAGGCACACCGACAATAGGCGAATAGGGCACGGTAGCCGTTTCGGGCAGCTTGCACTTGATGCTATTCACGTCATTCTGCAAAGCCGCTACAGCGGCGTTCACGGGTGCTACAGCCTGTCCTACAACACCGGCCATGTAGGCGTTTTGGTGTTCGAGGTTGAGCTGCGTGGTCAGCGTGCTGTTCTTTTCGCGCAGGGCATCAATTTTATCCTGCAATGCAGCTGCCTGCATTTGATCCAGTTTGGAAATTATCGCTGTAGTCCCGCTTTGAGAAGTTTCGCGAATTGTGTTTTGTAAATCACAGGTCTGACGTTGTGTTTCATAGGCAACGCTACTGAATCCGCGCTCCATGCCCACATTGACGCCATTGATGGCCTGCTTCATATCGCAGCAGCACGCGGCGATCTGGTTGCCGATTTGGCATCCCATCGACTGTACAGCGTTGATGATCTGCTGGCTTGACATGCCGAGGGTGCCCTGGATGTTGCACAGCGTGTTCTGAATCTGCTGCGTAGAGCAGTTGAGCGACGATGCCAGCTGATTGATGGCTGCGCCGTTCCCTTGGATTGCGTTCATAAGAAGTTCCCGTCCGGCGTCACCGTTGAGCTGCGCAGGAAGGCCATTGGCGTTGTTACCGCCGAAGCCGTTGCCACCAAAGCCGCCCCAGCAGAAGAACAGCAGGATGATCCAGATCCACCAGCACCCGTCACCGCCCCATGCACCACGGTTGTTGTTACCGTTCATGAGTGCCGCTACGAGGTTGGGATCCATGCCCTTGTTGCCCATCATTGACGAGACGAGAGCCGCGATGTCAAGGCCGCCACCCGAGCCGCCTCCATCGAAAATATAAGTTTTATCCGAACCCATTTTTAATAATTATTGAATGATTGCCGCCCCTGTCAAGGCCGGGCGTTCACCTGTTGCAACATTGCAAAGGTGGCTGCGGGCGGCAGGCATATCAATTCATTGGGGCGCAGATGGGAGGCAACTTCTTCGCAATAAGTTCGCACTGTATTTCGAATATAGGGTGGCTGTATCGCTTGCGTTCATCGAACCCGGCGACCATCTTCTCTATGGCCCGGCGGGAGAAGCGCATCATCCGGGCGATGTCGGTGATGTACATGCCGTTTTTATGGCAGAAGTGCACGAGCATGTAACGTGCATCGACCACATCTTGAAATTTATCCTTCGAAAGGATTTGTTCTTTGGCTATTTCAGTTTCAAATGCAACACATTCGAGTATTTGTGCAAAAAGCTCCGATTTACGCATATGCTTTCCCGATTTTTTATTATAAATTTGTTATACCACTATACAAAAAGCCAACACACCGATTCAAGGAATAAGTCCTCAATGTGGTGCGTTGGCACAATCGTATAGTGGTATATGCGGGAAAGCGTTGGGGACTTTTTTATGCCCGTACCCCAAGGCCCGTTATTCGGTTACAACCGATGGGAAGTCATCCCAGTATATGTAAATCAGCTCTTCCATTGCGCGTAGTGTTTTCGTATTTCAAGGTATTCAGGGTTATCTTCATGGGCATATGCTTCCTGTTCGAAAGTTATCCTTCGGTACTTGAAGCCGTGAAATACCCAATCCAATAGGTAGACGATGTAGAAGGGCACATATAACAGTTCTCTCATCTGTGCGGTGTGTATCGCTTCGTGGTTTTTATTTTTATCCGACAACGGGCGGGCGGACTTGCGGGCAAATACGATCCCGAACAGATTGATAGCCTTGTATCCCTTGAAGGGGATGATGTCGTTATAAATTATCTTCATACCTGTCAGAATTGCCATAAAATAATACCTACTCCTACGCCGACCGTAGGCTGGAACCCTTGCGGTGTGTACGCCGCTCCGACCCCGGCCGTCAGGGCGAAGCGGCTGCGCCGGGTGACTACCTGCTGTCGGATAGTCGTGCGGTCGTATGTTTCTATCCAGTCGAGCGTCGGCCGAAGGTTGCCGATCCGGGGCCCGCTGACCTGTGCCCGGTAGGTGCTGTCCGAGTAGGGGCGCGTTTCCATCGCCACCTTCATCTGCACGCTGTCTGCCCCGACTTTCACAACGACGGTCTCCGTCACCGTGTCGGGCGGCGCGAAGAGCAACACCGGCACTGAGATGTCGGCGAAGCGGTACGTGCCGGGCAGCGGTTCCGGCCGCGGGTAGAACACCGTGTCGATGCGCGTAGTTTCTTCGACAACCACCGACGCGGCACCCCGGCGGTACCCCCAGCCGAAGAGCAACGCCCCGGCAGCAAGGGCGGCAAACAGGTAGAGGATCAGGCGTTTCATGCCGTCATGGGGATATATTTGCCCGCACGCATGGTCAACAGCTGCCGCCGCTGGCCACCCTGGCGGTTCTTGTAGCCTATATGCACCCAACGGGGCGTGCCGGCGGCATCCTCGTCCTCCGAGATCATCTGGTCGAAGGCGCGGCCCTTGAGCCACGTACGGCAAAAGCGCTTGAAGTCGGCCAGCCGGCCGTTGTCCGGCACCAGGTCGAACGCGAAGCCGACGCAATGCGCCGAGGTCGCAGAGCCCCCGACGGCTTTGTTGAGCGCGAAGCCGCGGTAACCGGACGAAACCCGGATTGCAGGCGTGCCCCACTGCTCATTGGCGCATTTCACCGCCCACGCCTCCCGCAGCGGGTCGAGCAGCTGCGCGACGGACATTTCGATATTGGAGCGGTGTTCCGCCGTCGGGGTATTGTCCAGGCCCTTTGCACGGGCCGTGGCCGAGCGCGTAAGCTCCGCCATTGTAAAATGCTTCATCAGGCAAAACGTTTAGTGTACAGGATATGCCCGACCCATCCGGCCATAGCACAAACAACCCCCACGAGGATGTAACGCGGGAATACGATTCCGAGCACTACGGCCACGGCCGCAACGATGCTCCATACGATCCATTTCTTTTTCATTTGTCCTTTTGTTTTTGTTTGTAGTTTTCCAAATAGGGAATCTTTTTAATCATCTCGAACGAGAGCACATAGTACAGGAAGTCGATGTATCGGTTCTTCGGGAATATGCGGTTCAGGTTCTTGAGGATGTTGACCCCGTAGAAATATATCAGGGCATATACTGCGAGCGAGATCGCCGACATCGCCCCGTCGTGGTTGTCGATGTTGTCCCCGACGAGCAGTATCATGGCCATCAGTCCCGATATTACCGCAGCCTCGGATATGCACTTGAAAGCCTTGCGGAATATGAATCCTTCGTGCTGCACGAGCACGCCGGCGAACAGGCCCGTGAAAAAGTTCGCGGCGAATATAATCATGCAGGCCGTCAGTATGTCGTGTATCGGGGCTATGGCGTTAAACATGTACACCAGGGCGCCTATCGACACCTGCCATACTTTCTCGCATAACCTTTCTATAAACCTCCACAATTCCTCCATAGGATATATTCTATTGTTCGGTCAGCACGTCTGCCTGCGCCTCGGGCGCCGCTTCCGACTTCTCCAATTCTGCGATCCTCTGTTCAAGCCGTTGCAGCACCGCGGCTAAAGTTTCCCCTTCGGAAACAAGCACGGCTTCGGCTACGGTTACGGGATAGAACGGCTCGCCGTTGGGCTTGTTGGTCATATACATCTTCATTGCTCAAGGTTTTGAAAGTCCATAACCGTTTCTTCGGCGGCCAGCTCTTCGGCACGCCGGGCCCTCAGCTCCGCAAGGGTCTTTTCGTTCGCGTTGTACTCCGCGTTGGCCGCTTCGTACTCCTCATAATCCAGAGGATAGGTAGCCCGGAAGTCAAGGCCGGACTTGCTGCATTTGGCCGCCCTGTCGTCGGACTTAGCCATGACTGCCCGTAATTCGAGCTGCCGCGATTCGAGGATGTTGATTTGCTGTTGTGTTTCCATGGTTCAGGTGGTTATAAAGCACTGACCGTACGCACGGCGAGCGCGTTATACTTGTTGCTGTTGCCCACGTAGCCCGCGTAGCCGTTGTAGATGAACGCGTTGCCGGAATTGTACTCGCACGATGTCCACGGATAATAACCCGATCCGTAGCAGGTCGTCTTACCGAGGCGCGACAGCGTGCGGTTTACAGGGTCGCTTTCCCGGTCGGCGGACGTTAGCACGCGGTCGTGCATGAGCAGGTAGACTTCATCGACGGACGGCAGCCACCATGCGCCCGCTTCCAGTCCGGTAGTTGCGCCCTCGACCGTGACGCCGTAGTCGAGAGCGGCCGCAGCGGCCGGATAACGGGGAACGCTTTCGCCGTGGATGTCGACGAACCGCAGACCGCCGATCAGGTGCGTGTTGGCCTTGCCATCACGAAGCAGCGCGCCGTAGGCTGCGGGATATTGCAGCAAATGTTCTCCGAACAGATAATCCCGGTAGGTCGGATAGGCGGCGACCAGTTCCGGGTTGGCCTCTTCCGTAAAAGCGCTTTCCCGAATTATGGTGCTACTTCCGGGTTTGATTCCTGTGGTATTGGTTCCGTTGGCCGAATAGTATTGCAGGAATTTTTCGGGATTACAGTCCGCAAACGACGAATCAACGCCGTTGTTGCGGCGGACATATTCGGTTGACCCCTCGATCAACACCCCCGTCAACGTTGTTTGGTAGTTAATGTCTTCCGGTGTCCTTGCGATCTGACAACCGCCAACAACGGCAATCGCCGCACGGGAGGCGTTATACGTGTTCGAACCCATCACGACGAAATTGTCCGCCGCAGTCGCCGCCCATCCCCCATAATCCGCCGAGGAGTAATTGGGTGTCCCACCTTTGAGTTTCGCGTTGATAGCCGATGCAACATCCGCGAGCGTTGCGCCTGCGGTATACGCTATCGACACCTCTGCGGCGGCAGGGTCGGAACCGAGCTTCAACACGATTGTGCCGCCCGCAGCGAGATCGAAACCCGACAATGCAACCTCATAAGAGTATGCCCATCGCTGGCTGCCGACCGTTGCATTTTCGAGCGATACGATCAGCACACGCTCGCCCTGCCGGGCATAGACCACGGCCACCGGGACAAGCTGCGGCGGCAGCTGCTCTGCAACAAGCGTCGCACCCTTGACGAAGCGGATAGTTCCCGTGGTCTTGTCGAAGACCGCAAGGTCACCAACCCCGGCGGCCGGCTTGTCCACTACGACGTTCACGCCGTCGTAGATGAGCGCCCCGTCGTCCTCGATGTAGGATACCGCCGACTGTGTGTCCTTGCGATTCTTGTCGGCCGTGTAACCCGCCTTGTTGGCGTATTTGTTGACTTGTGACATGTTGTATGTAGTTTAAGCGTTCTTCCAGTCCGACACCGCGCCGTTACCCACGGAGTGGTAGACCGCGTTGTTCTTCGTATCGACATAGAACTGCCCCGCGCGGTCGGGGGCTTTCGTCGGCGCACCCTCGCCCGTGACGACGAGGTTGTTGTCGCCCCACACACCCAGTTTTTTCACCTGCAACTCCGGGATCAGCACTTTGCCCGAGAGCATTTCCATGAGCAGCCTTTCGAGGTGCGTCACGCGCGCTTCGAGCGTGCAGTCCGAGTGCGCGATAACCGAAATTTCGCTGAACGAAGCATCCGACCACGGCGTGAGCTTGTGCCTGGACAAGAAGTCGGCATCGGTGATCTCCGGCCCCGTCGTGTAGTAGGTGTTGCCCAGCAGCGTGACGTCGACCTGTGTGAAGGGAGCGCCGCCCTCCACGTCGGGCATGTAGAGCGCTTTGGTTCCGTCGAGCGACAGCAGGCGGCAGCCGATGATCTCGACGGCCATATTTTTCGCCGCAGCATCGGTGCTTGCGTGGATGGTGGCCGCGCCCGTCGAAGTGCCTACGTGCGTGTCGCTGACGCACTCGCAGCCGTCTAACCGAATGGTCTGGTTGTCGGCAAGGCCCGCGCCGACGGGTGAATGGCACGTACTGAAGAGTTTGCAGTTCCGAATCGTCGTGAAATATCGCTCAGATGCGGCAAAGACCGAATCGACATGTACGCAGTAGCAGGCTTGGTGACCGCCGGCGCTGGCGTCCGTATAACTTTCGTCGTTCAGGCAGTTGACGGTCATGTTGGCGACGGTGCATTCGCCGCCCGCCTCGATGATCTTGGCGCGGTTCACGGAGTTGTTCTCATACGAGACGATGACGCCGTCGCGGCTCTCGCCGATAAGCGATATGCGGTTCGCCCCCTTGTTGATGATCGCATACGGGTAACCCATCGCCACATTCTTCGGAGCCTCGTGATCGTAAAGGCCGTTGCGGATAAACACCGTGACCGCGTTGTTCACGACATCGAAGGCGTCCCTTGCGAAGTCGCACGCCTGCGCAACCGAGAAGAAATGCCCCGTCCCGCCCTCGTCCACGGTGAAGGAGTCCGTGTCGAAGTTTTTCAGCGTGGCGCGGCTCTCGGCGTCGCACCATGCGTCATAGTTGTTGAGCGTGACGATCAAATCCTCGATGGTGACCTTTTGGCCGATATTGGTGGCTGCGGGTATGCTGATACCCACATTCAGCCGTCCCACTACCGACGCCGCCTTGCCGCGGTAGTAGATTTCGTAGGTGCGGTCTGCCTTGAGGACGAACCAGCGGCCCCGCTGGTCGAGATTGTCCGAATAGGTAATGATCCGCAAAGAGCACTCTTTGTCCACGCGCAGCTTCATGCGCACGAAAATAAAGTCCGAAGCTGCGACCGGGATGCGGCTGGTCAGGGAGAAGTTCGACGTCACGCCTGACTGCGTAGGCGTAACGACCATGCTCCGATCCGTGATGTCCGAGCCCGTATTGTTATAATAGCTCTTCGTAAAGTCCTTGAGGATGTAGGCTACGTGGTCTTTGTAGCCTAATTCAGTATTCAATTCTTCCGAAGTCACATATCCGGAATCATTTTCCAGTTCGGACAGTTTCGTGGGAAGCTCCGTGCGGTCGGCCTTGCCCTGGATCATCTCCTGCAATGCCAGTGTCAACTTGTCCCAGGATACGGTGTTGTTGAGCAGGGAGGCGCGGATTTCGGAGCCTTCGACCGTAACCTGTATCTCGGAACCGATAGAGCCGACATATACTTTCACGAAGTCAGAAACCGGGATGGAGGATATGGAGCCGTCGGCATTTACGAACTCGATAGATTGGGTATCCTCGTTGTAATGCAGCCCCATCATCTCGATAGGCAGGTCGATGATGAACTTGGCACCGCCCTTTGTCGTGAAGGTCAGCTCGTAGGTTTTGTCGTTGAACTCCGGCAGTCCTACGCAGGTGTTGAGCAGCTCCCGGATGTCGGGATGCGCCGTGGGGGAGGTGTTGTGCCGCTCGATCTGGCCGCTGACGTCCGGGGTGGGAATTTCTGAGATCGCCTTGTCCGTATAGTTTTTGGCCTCGGTCAGTGTCTGCGCATCCCCGCCGGATATGTTGCTGTTGAGCTCCTCGGACGTGGCGTCAAACACATCGCTGACATTATTCCATAGTTCTGTTGTCTTGGTGTCCGTGTACGACTTTGCTTTAGCCAGTGCGCCCGCCGCAGCCTCCGTCAGCTCCTTTTTGGACACCTTGTCGGACAACTCCTTCCTTATCTCCGTGTCGTCGTAGTTGGAGAGCCCGGCCAGCTTCTCCTTCTCCTGGTCAGTGTAGTCGTTCGTAGAAAGCCCTTTCCCTTCTTCCTTGTCGACCTTTTGGGCAAGGAGTTTGTCAATATCCCCTACCTTATTTACAGCGTCATTTGCCGCTTTTGCCGCTTCGTTCGCGGCGTTTGCAGCGTTAATAGGGGCTTCGGCATATTCTTCCTCCGTAAGTTCGGAATTCGGGTTGTATTTCTTGAATGCCTCGTAAGCACTCTCGCCGGGCAATCCGATAACAAGGCTTGACGCCTCAAGGTTGACAGTTTCCGTTGTAAGGTTGCTTTCGTCTTCGCCACCTTCCAAAAGTGTCGTAGGAACCAATTCGAAGGCCTTGCAGTAGTCGACCGCCGTTTGCCCTCTCTTCTGCAAATTCTCCCACATGGTGAGACGGTACACCCCGATGGATTTTTGCATTGCTCCGCTGATGGTGAAAATCGCGGTGTTGCCTTCGGTGGTGAAATCGACGGGAATGTCCATATGCGAAGGCAAATGGACGAAGAGTCTCAGGTCGCGCCCTTCGAGTGCTACCTGCTGCCCATTGGTGAGTATCGGCCAATGTATCTCTATGTCCTTGCCTATCCGGATGCGTTTCATATTCCTTTCGAGCGTTTATTCTTTTTTGAGAGCGGACATGATACTGTCGTAGAAGACCGCCTTGCACATCTTTGCGGTATCAACGATAATCAATTCCTCCTCGTCGGAAACTTCGATGCCGCCTTCGCTGTGGAGGATGCGGAATGCCAGGTCATGCGCTACGATGCCGTTCATGCCCATGTATATGGCGTTGGCAAACTCTTTCCTTGCATCGACGACAATATGCCCGGCGCGGGAAATGTCGGTGAACAGTTTGAACTCTTTTAAATTCAATGTTTTCATATATCCTGTTTTTGTGTTAATATTGGCACCAGTTGGCCGTCCACATACTGTTCATATGATCCCACAATATGATCCACAGCTTACCCCAATCCAAGGTAATTTCAGTGTTGTTTTGAGAGTTGGAATTGGTGCATATCCTGTGCTGGGTATTCCCGCGCGTCAACTTGACATTGCCGCTGCCGACCTTTCGGATGAAATAAATCTGCCCTTGTTTTGGTGAAGACGGTAAAGTCAGCGTAATCTCTCTCGTAGCCGTACTGAACACCACGCTGTCCATGTCGGTCAGGGTTCTATTGGAAGAGGTTCGCACATTCCTCAGCCTGAAACCCGTTATGAACCCCTCTGGGATATATAAGGCATGGTTTCCGGACTGACGTGCAGCGGTAGTGGTTCCATCCGATAATGCTGCTCCGGTGACATTTATATACACTCCGTAATTGCCTGCCGTGCCGCCGGCTGCGCTGCGGCTTACTTCTGCTCTTATAGGCCCATAGAGGGCACCACCCGTTGATGCCGGCCAGGTGTCGACTCCAAGATAAAGATTAGTCTTACTGCCTGTAAACTTAATCAGATTGGAAGATAGAAGCATATCACCGAAGCTGTCTGTGGATTTTAATGCTCCTTCGTCAATTGTAAAGTTGCCTATCGTTCCGCTCGATGCGTTGATAGTCCCTGTAATATCGGCTTTGGTGGCCACGAATGACCCGTCCTTAGCAACCCTGAACGGCGCATTCGACGGTGTACTGTTCCCGACGAACAGTGGAATATCGCCACCCACGAGCCCTGCGATGATAGTATTCACGGAAATGTCTGTCTTGGAGTTGTGCACCACGAACTCCATACCTTGCAGGAAGTTGATGACGGCATTCTCTGCGAACAACAGGGGCGTATATATCGGCACCATGTCGTTGAGTTGTTGCCAATATGCCGACGCGGATCCCGCCGCCGGTTTGTTGGAAGCAGACGAAGTGTGCGTCTGGCTGCACTGGAATTTCAGCTGTTTGTTGTTCGCATAGATCGTAACTATGTCTATGTATCTGGGGCCATTGGAGACAAGGTCGAGGTCATTGCGGTATTCCACTCCCGATGCCCATTCCGTGAGGCGGATTATGCAACCCTGCAAGCCATCCTTGCCGGGAGCGCCGTCTTCGCCGGGGGCGCCGGCATCACCTTTAGGGCCCTGCTCTCCCGATATGCGTACCGGAGTTGCCCAGCCTACCGTCGGGTGCAACAGACTATTGTTGGCGTCTATTTCTGCCTGGGTCATCCACAGATATTCACCCGAAGAGAGCGACGGCGGGGTGTCGCTCCAACCTGCGGGGGTGCGATCCGTTTTGACCAGCGCCGGCGCCGTGGTGGTGCTGTTATTCTTGGCGTATTTGAAGTCAGTATGCGGCCCCAGCTCCCCATCCTCGCCCGTTACGCGGATAGGCGTCGACCACGCCCCGGCCTTTCCGGTCGATGCGTCTATCGTAGCCTTGGACATCCACCATATACCGACACCAGTGGGCGCGTCATTCCATCCGGACGGAATGGGGTCGGAGGATGTCGGCTTTGCTGGCTCCGTATCGCTATTTTTAAATACATAGGATGTCCAGTTTCCCGGTTCGCCCGATACGCGCTGAGGGGCAGACCATGATTTGACCTCCCCGTCGACAACGGTGCCGGTACACATCCATGTAGGACGTTGATCCGACATCGGGAGCGTCTCCGTAGTCCAACCTTCGGGCGGTATTTTAAGCTCCGTAGGTTTCGCCGGTTCGCTCTCCGATTTTTTGAATATGCTGACCGTTTCGAGCATCCCGTATCCGCCTAAGTATACCCACTCCTCGGCATCCTTGCCGGGCTCGGTCTTGGTGCCGTCGACCAGACAGCGCCAGTGCCCGTTGTTCCAATATACGTCGTCGTTGCGGTTGTATGTTTCCGTGGCGCTCCACACTCCGCGGTCTATGATCGTGGGCACCTCTTCGCCGCCGGGCGTGAATTGCTGGATGACGCCCGACATATAGATGTTGTTCAGGTATGCCGAATACCCCCTCATCTTTATTCCGAATATGGACAGGTTTGACAGGTCGCCATATTGCGCGGCGATATTGGACGCAGTGAACTCCCAATCGGAAACTCCCGTTAAATAACGCTGGTATGTCCGAGTTTCGTAGCGGGAGGTCTGCCGATCCTCATTCGAGAAGGAGCCATAGCCCACGAAGGTCATCGACGCCGCCGGATGATATTGGGTGGGGTAAGCTCCCGATACCGGGCGTAGTTGGTACTTGAATGTCTTGTAAGTTGCAGTATCCAGCTCTTCGGTGATGCGGAAATAGCAGGTAGCGAACCCGGCAAAGCGCCTGTTGCCACGGCCATCGTCATAATCCGCGGTTGCATTCTCCGAAGTGTTCAAATTGTGGAAGATGCCCATACATATATCCCCGACCCGAGGACTTCCGATCTCGCCTTCTTCGAGCTTGAGGGTGATGGTTTGGGCTTCGGTGTCGACGCTTTCGATGATCCCGGCACTTGGAGCATACCACGTATCGCCCATGGATATTTCGACACGGTTGTAGCGGAGTTCCGGTACCTCCAGGAATCCCCGAAGTTTCAGGCTCTGCATCTCTGCGTTCCCTTTCTTGTCGATTATGCCGCCAAAGCCAGTCATGCCGGATGCGAACCCCCCGAACTGGGCACCGTCGTCAAAGGTCATTTTACCTTTGAATGTGTCCGGGAACTGTTTGTTGGCGAATTCCCATAGTGCACGCTTGGCGGAATAGGCATTGTAGTCTGCGGCGGCAGTGGAATCGTAGCGGGTGATAAGGTAGATTGAGGCTCCCGATTCGGTAACGCCTATGCGCTGTGCGTACAGGTTTGCCTTCACCTCCGATTCTATGTTGCCGATACGAGAATATGCCGTATTGTCGCCTACCGTATATGTGGCGATATATTCGTTATATAGTTTTTTTTCGTATCCCTGGATGCGTGATAATCGGCCGCTTTCTCCGAAGCGTGGATCCACAAGGCGAACCGCTTGCCCGGCATCGTAATTCTTCTTGTTTTCTTGGCAGTATACGGGATTAGTTTCGCAGTCGTATACGTCCGTGTCGCTGCTGTGTTTCGCGGCATATGATTCCCCGGCCTTCAAGAGCTCCTTTTCAGCCTCCTCGATCCTTTCTTTAGGTAGTTTTACGCCTGTTATGACAAACGTATCTCCAGGCTCGGGATGCAGGCTTTCGTTGGGGATGATAAGTTGGCTTTCACCGGATGATTCTACTTGCGCGATGATCTCGAACTTCTTATCAAATCCATCCTCCGGTTTCCACGTCTCTGGTTTGTAGTTTATACTTAGCTCAAAATCCCGCCCCATAAGACTGCCGCTCGTGAAGGTAGCACCTAGGGTTTCGCCTTTAATCATGTCCGAAGGCCGGAACGGCGTGTCTTTGCAGTACATGACATACGCCTTATCCGTTTGCCCTTCGATGTTCTTCCGGTCTACGGTCTCAATGCTGGTGACAGTCTCCGTATTCTTGGGGTATATGTCATCGAAGAACACGACCTGCTCCACAATGTCGCTTCCCGAAAGACCAGGTATTGCGTCGATATACCGCTGTCCGTCCGGCAGGCGAAGCCGAATTTCAGATACATGATTCGTTTCACCTCCTTGCGGAGCTTGCCCATAGTCGCTTGTAAGATTGCGAGTAGAGCCAAAGACGTAGAACCGGGTGCCGTAGCTCGAATCATCCCCTTTCTTTGCGGGAATGTTTTTCACTACATTCCCCTGTCTGAACTCTTCGGGGGATCCGAAGTCCAGTTTGCCAAAGCATAACGATACGAGGTCGCCGTTTTCCTCTGTCCACCATTCCGTCTCAAAGGTTTCGGCAATCGTATTGAGGATGTCCCAGCACTTATCGCCATTGAACGATACAAGCTTCGTAGCTTTAGGATTGTCAACGGTGATCGTGCCTACCTGCCAGTTTTCGCCTCCGAGCTGCTTGTTCATGTTGGCGACGATCAACGCCGCGAAAGATTCGAGGTCTGTGGTGTTGTGAAATACGGCTTCGGGATTGTCCCCACCCAGCCAGAAGCATACGAAACGCTTCATGTGGTTTTGCTGAGCCTCGAATTTGAGAGTGTATTTATAGCCGCCGGTCTTGTTGTCGAACTCCGGGCGCACCGTGGACATAATCTCGAACTTGCGGCCTTTATATGTGATGTAGGAACCACGAGCAAATGTCGTTGGTTCAAGGAGATTAAAGGGCAGCTCGATATAGTAGTCTCCCATGAGGACATATTTGATGATAGCCTCTTTGGTGACTGGCGCGTCCAATATTTCTGTTCCTGTCGGAGAGTAAATAATCATTTGCATCAAGGGCTCGGCGATTCCTCAAGCCTCTGTGCAAATGTGTGACTGTGCATTTTAATAACAATGGGGAGCTGTAAAAATATCAATAAAAAAGCAGGGATTTCTCCCTGCCCGAACATATATTCTGGGACTTAAAATTAATCGTAAAATAAAATTGAGCCCTAAAATAACTATTTAGGGCTCTATACAGATGTTTCAATTTACACATTATACGGATAGACCCGTACGTCTATAACAAAATGATCCATTATTTTAGGCGTCTACACCCATGTCCATCACAATTTATTTAAAGAATGTATCTTTCTCGTAGTCAGAATACAAATCAGACCGTCGAACCGCTTCGAGCGCCATATTAATATCATCTTCTACTAAATCACCGATATATTGCGCTCTGCCGTCCGAAAATTGATTTATAAGTTCAGATTTCGAAATATGGAGTAGGGATTGGCAGCCGAGAAACGAATCGTATTTGAGTATATCAGGATAGTTGCTCTTCTTGAGTTGCATTTGCATACTCAATGCTTTCTCGTCTTTCCAAATTTTAGGATTTATGTCGGAATTTATAAAAAAGAAGCCGTATAATTGCGTGTCATCCTCTCCCATTACAACAAACATCTTTCCATGATCAACGTAGTCGAATTCATCAGAATGGAGTATAGTACCTCTTTTTATAACAGCACGGGCCAATGGGGAAATATCCATATTACAAACAAGCCTTTTGGAAGTCCATTAATGAAGTAACATGGTTGATAAATTCTTCATCAGCCCCATCTTCTCGCATAATATCAGCAACGGCAATCGGACGATCTTTTGCAGTGGCATGCCATGCGTAATCATGCGATTTTTCACGCAATTCTTCCCATGCCATTGAGCCATATTTGGCTATTGAATCATCAAGTTCGGCAATGTCTGTCTTTGAAAGATAATATAAATTAGCTTCTTTTTTTGGTAAAATAAAATACCAATCGTGGACACTGAATAATTCAGAAAACTTCGCTATATCTGCATACTTGGCAAAATAGCTATCTCCGCGTACAGCTTTGAATATATCATCAATCTTTGACGGAACCGGCCCGTCTTTCATCGCAATATAGGTGTCACCAGTAATCGGACGGCCATACTTTATCAAGTGCTCCCGATCTGCAAAGTAGAGCACTTTAAAAATTTTATGGAAATCTTTACGCTCCACCCTGTTCGCAATATACAGGACAGCCTGTAAAGATTTTTCAGAATTAAAAACCGGTGTCGCCATAGCCGAACCTCCTTATATTATACAAATATATAAAAATATGTGCCACATTGCAAAATTACGCAATATTTTTTACAATAGCCCAATTTATATACGAAAACGCACTTCGTGCTGTTTATATTGCATGTGGCACCACATAAAAACGCCCCGCATTTCTGCGAGGCGCCCCCAACGTGGTGTGGAAATAGTGGTATACGGGGGTTACTTTCACGCTTTTATTTGTGGGTCTAAATTTTTGGACTTATATTTGCAGTAGATAAAAACGAATAACGATGCCTACAATTTTAAACCTTTTTGGATTGCGATTTTATTTCTACTCTGACGAACATTTGCCAATACATGTTCATATCGAGTACGGCGACAACGACGCAAAGGTAGAAATCGCTACACGAGAAATAAAGTACAACCGGGGGATAAAAGCGAACGATATGCGCCGCGCGCTCGAAGTGATCGAGTTGTACGAGGCGGAGATCATCGCCAAGTGGCACGAGTATTTCGGAGAAGAGGAATAAACTGCAAAGTACAAAACATTATGATTATGGCGAAGATTACAAAAGTTTGGTTCGAGGGTGGCCGAATATACATAGCCACTAATGACGGCAAAACATACAGCCGCCCGCTGGAGTATTTCCCCATACTCAAAGAAGCTACCGACGACCAGCGCGAGGCGTGGAAAATAAACAAGTTTGGGGATGCTATCCGCTGGGAGGAGATCGACGAAGATATACACCTGTCGAGTTTCTACGCCACGGATGAACCGGACACAAATAATGTGATAGGGGATGTATTCCGTCGATTCCCGCAGTTGAATGTGTCGGAGATTGCCCGCACGATAGGTATTCACAAAAGTTTGTTGTCGAAATATATTTACGGCACCAAAAAACCATCTGAGAAACGCATGGAGGAAATATTAGATGCCTTGCGGCAGATAGGCCGTGATTTGGCACAAATACGCGCATAACGTGCGACAAAGGAGAGGCAACATTAAAACATGAGGCGAGGGGTGGCGAAAATCACTCCTCGCTTTTTTGGATATTCCAATTTGAAATTGTAAATTTGATTTACTAACTCACTAAATTTTATTAATATGAAGAAAATTTTACTTTTATTATCTGCATGTGTAGTATTGAGCAGTTGCGCCATCCAAAAGTATTCGCAAAAAACCTATTTGGCTGATTATAGAGAGTATACTGCTGATGGATTTACTATCACCCCAAGTTCTTCTGGGTTTACTTATGAATCCGTTGGTGATCTTAGTATTAAATTTACAATAGGCGTAAAAGATGGATATATTAATAAGGAGGCTAAATGGAAAGAAGAAAATGTATTTAAACCGAGCTATGATTATATGGTGGCTGAAATAGTTAAAGAGGCAAAATCTCTTGGTGCAAATGCTCTTCTAAATTTCAATATAACGCCTATTATTAGAGGAACCAAATATGGTGAAGTAGTAGATGGGTATATTGCTTCTGGATTTGCAGTAAAACTGAAATAAGCTATGAGAAAATTTTTAATTTCAATTATTTTAATAATTCCATTTGTCTTTACCAGTTGTTCTGACGATAAAGAAAATGGTGATTCACCATCACCAGCAGAAAAAGAAATATTACAGGTTCTCAATGGTAAATTTATTGGGTCTCTGTATAGTTTTACGACTAATACTACCGAAACGGAGGAAATAACATTTACCCCCTACTCATCAGCCCAAGAAAAAGTTTCTGTAATTGACGGTCGAGTTGTTGTTTATGGGACGGCTTATCTTGTTACATATTTCAATGACCACTTATTAGAAATAGCAGAAAATTGCTATTATTCTGTTAATGTGGATTATGATGGCGCTATTATTTCGTTTTACTCCTATTCAGAAAGTGGTGAGATTAATGGGAGAGAAGATAAACGTATAATATCCATAGAATCAGATAATTCATTTAAAATGAGAAAATATGGGCTGGCTGAAAATAACGATAAGACTTTTTATAAGAAATGAATACATCTGAATTCGCTCTAATTAGAATAAGCCGGGATTATTCCCGGCTTTGTTTTACAGTACAATCACAGTTCCGTCTTTCTTTATTGAATACTCGCCGCCGATTCTTACGATATTGAGCACGGCGTAGTCTTTGGCGGTGATCTTGGCCCGTGCGCCGTGCATCAGGATTATCGTATGGATGAATTTAGTCCCTGCCGCTTCTATAGTAGCATCTGTATCTCCGACGATACATACGTACTCTTTACCTTTGAGCGCGATATTTCCCGCATCTACATATACTCCCAGCCTTTCTAAACTGTCTCGGTTCTTTCTGAACACTTCGACCGAGGGGAAGTTGTGGTCTTGGCAGAACTCGATCCCTTGTGGGGTAAACATCAGTTTGATTAGCTCGGGGAAGTCTTGGACGCGGTTTATCTTTTTACAAGCGCCCGTTTGTAGTGCCATCGCCCGTATGGCATCTACACTCTTATTGTGTTGGGTTGTCATATATTTTCTGTTTCTGCGACCCTGTTTGCTGGGTTGGGTTCATTGAATTTTACTGTCAGTTGTGAGGTGGTAAGGTCTGCGGACATCATGTAGCTGCCTGAATTGCCCATGTAGGTCAAATGGTAAATATCCGCAGATATTAAAGGTACGCTAATGTCTATTTTGCCTCTTTTTAGTAGTTCTATAAAACTGTTGTAATTCGCCGTATGCTCTGCAAGCGTGTCGCCGAAGATCACGAATGTAAGCGTCAGATCGCGGGCGGCAACTTTCGGTTTTTCGGGGTAAATTACCTGCTTGCCGTCCTTTTTGGGGTCGTCATTCTCTACAAAATCTTTGAGGCTTGCCGGTGCTCTCAGACTTGCAATGAAACCCGATCCCATTGTGATACCCATTGCATAGGCATCGTAGCCGTTTATGAGTAAATCCCTTTTCATTTTCTTTCGTTTAATGCTTTATCTAAAAATAATTCGGCTGTATCTATCACATCATAACCTTTAGAGCTGACAAAGCCGGCGTAATACATGCCATCTGCGAAAATAATGCTTGTTCCGGCTTTATTTTCTTCGTTGAGTACTTTATTGGTTTCAATGGCCGCCGTCGGATCTGGATGATTTTGGTCGCCAATAAATCGCCGTTTTTCTTTGCCTTCATAAGTAACTACGTAACCAAGGGCGCTGCGTAAGTTCCATGTGTGGTTTAGGTAGTCGCGTTTGCCAGATAGTAGCCGAGCTTCTTTCTGTCTTATTAATGCCTCCCGTGCTTTCTCATCCATGAAATCTACAACTTCATCCTCAATGCCGTTGATGAACTTGTCAAGGTCTGCTATGTCTTTACCAATTTTCATGTTATAGTTCACTGGTGTTGCGCTTGATTGCGGCAATATCCTCTTGAATACCTTGTAATGCAACTCTCATGGCTGCTGTATTGCCGTTTATTTCCACAATTTCCATGTAGGTCATCACAGCATATCGGAGCAGTTCATTATTTACCTGTACGCTTGCGTACATGGCTGTTTCAATATTGGCCATAGATGTTAAAAGACCGATTATTGATTGCGTCTGCGCCATTACATAGCCGCGGATGTCGGTAACCTTGCCTTGAATGTCCGTGAATCGGCCGTTTAACTCATCGCCCGTATCTTGCGACATTGTTTGAAAGCCTCTTTCCGTGGCTTCCTGACGAGCTGCGCCAGCATTCCCAAGTAATTCCTTTGTTTCAGCGGGAAGGCTGTCCCAAATAGCTTGAAATTCCTCACCAACTTTGTTGAGATCGTCAGCAAAGTTTCCCATGGAATCAATCACACCGTCAATCCCGACAAAAACTCCATCCTTGAACCATTTGGATTTATACTGGTCAAAAATATCTCCGATACGTTCTTCAACAAATTTGCTGACTAACATTTGTTTCATGATGTCAGCAACAATTTCGTCTACCTTTTCACCCCAGGCCTTAGCGGCGTCCTCACCTTCTAAAAACGCTTCTATGAAGGCATCGCCAAGCTCTTTTGCAATATCTTCTGCCGTGCCGCCGATAATAGTTTCTACAACCTCATTTATTACTTCAGCAGCTTCTTCTCCAAGTTCTTGAATTTGACGTTCCCATTCTTTTATCTTTGATTTGTCCGTTTTTTTCTTGTCGTTCTCTGCATTAATCTGCTTTTGAAGCAACAACTGCTGTTCTGCAAGATTGTTAAGTTTATCTCGGGTATCACTAAACTTATTTCCCCCCAGAAGATTGCTGTCTGTATATTTAAGGTTTGAATAGGCATCTGCTATACTTTTGATTGCCTTTTCTTCTATTTTAGCCGCATTGATTCGCTTAACGATGGCTTCCCCGAAGGGGCTTAGTTTTCCGTATGCGCTCAATATCGCTTTCGTCGCATCATTATAAGCGTCTTTTACCTTCTGAATAGCATTAAAAGAATTTTCTTGGAGCCGAATTGCATTGGCATTATCCAATTCCCATTGCAGTTGCTCAATTCTACCTTGCAGTCGGTCTATTTCCGCTTGTTTTTCATCATCATTATTAAATAGGCTGGCTATTTTAGTTGCTATTGTCAATACCGCTTGAATAATAGCAAGAATAACGGATGCTCGCTCAACAGCTTTGATCGCACTGGCGGCGGTTGTTGATGTCGTTGTAATAGCTGCCGCCGACGATTCAGTAAGAGTGACAATGCTGCTAATCATACTGGCTGCATTAGTTGCAATTTCGCCCGCCGCACTAATGACTTCGCCAGTAGTGCCCCCAACGGCATCACCAATACCCTCGAATCCATCTGCAATATCACCGAGTGTCCTCTCTAATCGCTGCCATTTCTTGATCGCATTATCTTTGGGGGCTAATTTTGTACTCGAAGCAGCTTTATCTACTGCATTAATTTTTGCTTGCGTCTGATTGATCTCACCGCGCAATTTCTGTCCTTGGGCACTATCTGATGAATCGAGGGCATTATATTCGGATTCCAGTGCTTGTAGCGATGCCTCCAGCTCTGCTTTCAGGGCGGATAATTCATCCATGGTCTTGCCTGTCAATTCTCGCACCCATTGCCCGGCTTGTACTTCAATTTCTGCTACTGCTGCATCTCGCTCGGCTTCAAGTGCCTTCCGCTCTCCAATGCTGCCAGCATTTTCGATCTTACGGTCGTAAATGTCTTTTGTAGCTTGTAGTTTTTCCCGGAAGGTTCCATACGCTTTCAAATACTCGTCCCAAGATTGTATATTCTTATTGATTGTAGATGCCAACCCTTCGGGGCTTATCGAAATAGAAGAAACGCTTGCCCGTTCTTCAGTACGCTGGGCATTATTGGCATCGTTCAAGGCTTTTATTTGGGCTTGCTGCCCCTTGGTCAATTCCCCACCTTGCAACTCCCTGATGCGCTCCTCTGCCTCCTGTATGGCACGGGCGCGTTTCTGGTAGTCAAGGTCTATTTGCGCGAGTTTCTTGGCCGTGCCCTCCTTCATAGAATCTACTTCGGCCTGCAATGCATCATCCCGGAGCTTTTGCAATTGCTTGGTGAGCTCCTTTAGATTGCGCTCTTGATCGGATGCGGCTTTTTTTGCTGCGTTTTCGGCCTCTTGGCGGGCTTTTTCCGCCTTTGCATTAAGTTCATCCGGCGTTAAGGCGGTGTACAGCTTTTCTGCTGCGGGGGACAATTTTTCGATGCCGGCATTTATCGCCGCAATAAATGCATCGACATCACCTTCATAATCTTCATTAATGCGCTTCCATATAGTATTCCCTTCCTCACCAAGCTTCGATAGTGCGCTAATAAATTCTTTCCGGAATTGGGTTATGTTTGTTTTAGCCTCTGCAAAAGTTTTAGCACCCCAAATAGCGCTTTGGCCACCCTGACCCAAATCCATGTATGTCTGTATTGCCTTATCATATTCTTTTCTGTACTCTTTCAGTGCATTAGAATAATTGGTATAGGCATTCCCTGTTTTTTTGATGCGTGCTATACTCTTTTTGTCCTCTGTAATAAGTTCTTGGGCAGCCTTCGCCTCTGCGACCTCGATAATTGCATCGCGCAGGTTTTCATAAGCACCGACAGCATTTCCGACCATAACCTGTTCCGCAGCCATATTGCCGAAGTAAGCGGGGTATATGTCTTGCAGTTTTTTGACCGCTTCGGCTCTTTCTTCATAGGGCTTGGAAAGGTCTGTCGCAGCCCTATACAGCAGGTTCAATTTGGTTAATTCGGATTGAGCCGACACCGAACCTTGAGCCATAGCGGAATTAAAGCGTTCGAGTGCAGCGGCAGAGGCGTCTATCGTCGTTTTACCTTTGAACAGCGACGCTACCCAGTTGGTTATCTCCTTGCCGTAAAGGGTAAGCACGGTTACGCCGGCCACAAGCAGGGTTTGCCAGGAGAAGATCGACGATGCAATCTGTTTCCATACGGGCGTGAAGGTTTGCCCGGCTTTCTTCAATTCATCAACCGATTTCTTCGCCCGTGCTATTTCATCGGCCAGCATCGGCAGGTTGTTGGATATGGCGGAAAAGAATATTTGCGGGCCATATGCCAGCGACGGCAACTCGCGGGCAACTTGCTGAATTTGGAATCCCAGCATATTGAATCCCGAGGCATAATTGCCGACATTGCGAGTATGGACGCCCATCGACGCATCCAGTTCTTTGATCTTCGTGTCGAGCGATTCGATGTTTTTAAGCATCGTTTGCCCTTGCGCCCCCTCACGTTCCGCGTCGCTCATATTTTTATACACCGCACGCATACGGGTAAGCGCCTGGGACATTTCGTTGATCGAGCCGACGGCGGCCTTCTCCAATTTGATTTGGTTGGCGAGCTCCCGCTTCAATTGGGATATTTCCTGCTTGTATTCCTCGATAGATACGGCAGCGTCCAATACTTGCGCCCTTTTCTTTGCAGACAATTGCCCGTTCTGCTGCTCTTCCTTATTGAGCGCGGCGACATCCGCTTTTAATCGTGCGATCTCATTCGAATATAGCCTAATTTGGGCCATTGCTTTTGTTTTTTCGTCGTTAGCGGCTTTTAGCTCACTAAGCAGGTCATGATGTGCCGCAGTTTCGGCCCGGGTAGCCGCTGTTCCTGCCGTAGAGTTGCCGCCAGCAGTTCCGGTCGTGGCCGATGCGGCAGCCTTGGACGCCGCATCCATTGCCTGCTGCTCCATCTGGGCGATTTTGCGCATTGTCTGCTCGACACGCGCCTCCATCTCGCCAATTTTGCGGTTTATGACGTCGAATTCCTTTGTGCTGTCTGGGATTTCGGCCAGAACATGCCGCAACCGCTCAAGCATGGTAATAAAACTCTTGAGTTTATCGGTTTCCGCGTTTATTTTGAATGATAATGCGCTCATTGCTGCTCTTTATTGCCTCTTTTCTTATTGCTTCTTCTTCGGGCCATATCGGCGCCCGATCCCTGCACTATTTTTTCCTCGTCCCCTACGAGTGTGCGCACCTTGTCGGTCATCATGAGGAGCATGGTAGGGTAGTTTATGCCCTGGAAGGCTTCGTTGTAGGAGATGTTCAATTGATCCATCATCGTTGCGATAATGCCCGTTATCGTATTATTCCCGACGGTTTCAGACACTGTTTTCCGGCGTGTTTTGTCGATCTTCACCGAATCGAACAAGTCTTTGCCCGATACGATGTCGGCTATTTTCATGGTCGCGGCGGAAATCTCTTCACAGGTGGCATACCGCTTGGCGTACCACAGGAATAGTTTCTGGCACCATGAGTGCCGGAAAAGCAGCCTGGATATTGTTTCCATGGAATATTTTTGCCTTCCGGAGATCGAAACGTCTATTTTCCCTCCGGCGAATGCCCTTGCCAAATCCTTCACGAACGGTTGGTATACCCGGAATTTCAGCACCCCGAGCTTTACCGACGCATGATGCGTATTCAGCAATGACCTGGCGACAATATCCGCCGATTTACTCATGGTCTTTGGATATTGTTGCGGACAATCCCTCCATTACGGCTGCAACCGAGGCAATATCCTCAAGGGGTATCATCAGCAGTATTTTCTGATAACAGTCGAACAACTCGTTGAATGTGCCCCGCTTCATGAATCTGCGGCGTAAAAACCACACCCTGACACCCGCGAATATGTTGCGGCTGCCGACAACCGCCAAGGCTATACTATGCGCCATCGCCGATATACATGCCTTACTCTCGTCCGGATCTTTGTTGACATCCCGCGCCGTCATGATGCGCGTTGCCGTCATGGGGGACATCTTGTATACAGTGTATCCCTTCGATGCTATGCGGATACTGATAAACTCCAATTTCATAAGATTGATTTTAAGAAATAGGGGTGAGGGGCACACGCCTCCCACCCCTGGACTGCTGATGGCTTGGAGGTTTTTATTCGACGTCCACCTCCGAAGAATCGAACCAATATTCCGACGAGACCGCCGTGTTGTCTGGTTCCAGGGCAGCAGCTGCTACACCGATACCTACGGCTCCCTCATTATTGGTGTTACGGGCGATAACCGAGGCCTTCGGAAAGACGCAATACTGGTTGTCTTCCGTCAGGGCGATCATGCATTTTTCAATGCGCGTGACGCCTCGCGCACGTTTCCATGACGTCTCCGACCCCGTGCCGCCCATGAAAGCCGCCTTGGTTTCATAGTCGTATTGCCCGATGGTAAACGACATCTGAATGTTACCCATTTCGGTGTCTTGGCGATATACGCCATTGGTGAGTTGATTCCTGTACTCCGTCGTAGACGGCTCCTCCTCTTCGATGCTCCATGTGTCTTGGTGGATGTTCTCCACCTGTTTCGTGCTGACATCTTTAATGATGGTTGCCAGAAGGGTACCCGTAAGATCTCCTGTGACCTTCGCGGGGTCTGCATAATACAGCTTCTTGATTCCTACTGCTATTACTTTTGCCATTGTTTTAGTTGTTTTTAATGTTTAATACTCTGAATAGTACTCTGATGTAGATATAGTGGCATCCGAGGTTTACATCTTCTTCGCGGCCGATATTCTCATACCTGTACCTGTATGCGGATCCGTCGTAAGTACCGTATGTCCATTCTTTGAACCTCGCCTTGGCTGCCCGTTCGAGTTCGTCCAGCCGTTTTAGGTTCGCTTCTCCCTTGATGTCGGGGACGCACAGGTTTACAGCAACAAAGCAATTTTCCCAATACGTGTCCGACGTCTGCTCGGGTGGTGTGATGACGACGATACGCTCTCTATTGACTTTCCCCTCGGGGATAGCCCATGAAGTGTGCATGTCCTTTATCCCAACCCCCTTACACGCCGAGAACAGTATGTTGCGCGCGTCTCCCGTTGTAATCATATCCAAAGGTCTGAAGCGTTGAAATAGTTGTTTACCTTGGCTATTGCCACAGAGCCTTCGCCCCGTACTGTGCCGGTCGCCTTGTCAATGCATTTCACGTAACCTCCTTTGGGTACTCCTCTCCCTTCGTAGACGATGTGGTATTTCGATTGGCGCACCTCCCCGTTCTCTGATACAAGGCGGACGGTTGTGTCGTCGTCGCAACGACAATCACCTATTTCCTGCCATGCATCATTTTCGGACATAGCTATCGGACGTCCCAGTTCGTCGTATTGTTTGGGAGGATCGATCCTCAAATAGAGTATGTGGGGCGCGAAATACATATTACCACAAGTTCGAAGCATCCTTTATCGAGGACAGGCCAATAGAGCTGCTCAATTCTTCGCCGGGCGTGATGCCATATTGCCGAAGCATCAGTTGTGCCCGTTGCTTCATGGCGCTTTCAGACCAGGACACCGAATGCCCGTTTTCGCTTACCGACAGAGGGTGCATTATCAGGCTGTCGATGAATTCGGATACGCGCTTGGCGATTAGTTGTTGCTGATGGTCGCTACCCGCCAGGGAGTTGGGATCGTAACCCCATTCCCTGGCGAAGCGGCGAACGCCATAGTCGGAGATGGTTCCGACCATGCTGAACTCCTGATGTATGCATTCTGCGACCGTCATGCACTCCTACGATTCTACACTCAGCGAGTAAATACCGTTGATTTCGGTAATGACGGGCAAAGAGATGGATTGCGCCTTCGTGAACTCCACGCCGTTCGAGTTATCCGTCTCGCCTTTGCCCCACTGCGAGATGCGGATGCGTCCGTAGTTGGAGTAGGCAACTCCCGGCTCGGGGCGAAGCTCGTTGTCTGCGTAGGCGTTTTTGATAACGCCGAGACGACCCTCCGGCACGAATACGAGGCTCTTGTCATTCCACGGTTTGTATTCGCGGATCTTGCCATTGTCCTGAATGCGCGTCATCCGTCGGATCACCTCGAATACGGGCAATCCGTTCGACCGCATGAACTCGTTTAGGTTGGCCAGCAGAAGTGGTGACGATGATTTGTCCGTGCCGAAGATGACCTGCTTCATCTTCTTGCTGCGCAGGATGTACGAAAGCCGCTTTTGATCCAGAAGGATGCGGTCGAAGGTCACCTTCTCCTGAGCCGCATCGACAATGCCTTGGATATCCTCGAATACATCGACCGTGTCGATGTTGCCCTCCGTCCACTGTGTATCTGCTGTGGCGATGTTTTCTTGCGGCATGCCATAGTCGATATTGCCTCGCACACCTCCTTCGGGGTTGTTTTCCTGAGTGAATGAAAATACCCCTTTGTTCGAGAGGGCACCTAGGAAGATGATGTCTATTTTGGCCTGTACGGATTCCACGACCCGTTCAACGCCGCCCCACATGAGGTTTACGAGCTGCTGTTTCTTTGCCTGATCTGAGATCATGCGTGAATCCAGCAGCTGAAGTACCTTCCGATAGTCTTCAATGGGCATCGGTAGGGTCATTTGGTGAATGAGGACTTTCTTGGCTATTGTAGCCAGGCCTTCAGTTCCCATAATGGATTCCTTGCCTTTCGAATCCAAGGTGGCAGCTGCTACGCCCAGATTATACGATCCGATGATCTCTTCGAAATTGAACCCTACCGTGGGAGTATCCCACTCCAAAAAACGCTCGTAGACATTTTGGTCGAACAAGCGCTTGCGCAGTTCAGATGCTGCGTCGATGCGAGCTTGCACCTGCTTGGTCAGCTCGCTGAAAATAGAAGAATAATATACTTCGCTCATTGTTTACCTGTCTTTTACTGTCTGATGTACTTGATTTCAGGGTTGTTTTTCATACTGTAGCCTTGCAGCCAAGTCTCGGGGATGGGGTATGCTACATCCTTGAGGATTCGCGCCCCATAAGCTGCCGAGACAGTCGGAAATCCATTGGCCTTGGTGTATTCCTTTGTCGTTTCGATGACGGCGTCCGGAATTTCATCCCCTCCGAGCAGATCAGCGCCTGCTACTGCTTCTGTCATTGCTGCGCTTAATGTGATTTCGTCGTATGATTCGTTGGCGGTGCTAATGCTCTTGATGGTGCCGGAGGAATCGCCTACTTTGACGGCATCGTTGATCTGGAACATAGAGCCCTTGATGACACGCGGTTTGGTTGTGGTACCGCCCTCTACGATTCGTGCCGATTTGCAGATGGTGCACTCCATGTTCTCGAAATCGAGTTTGATAGGCGTTCCCTCTTTGAGTATCGTGCCTTCCGGATAGGTGCCCTTCACGGCGAAATCACCCGGCAGCACTTCGCGCTCTCCGCGCCAGAATACCGGGAACCCGCCCTTAACTTGTGTCTTTTCGAATTTAATAGCCATGTTTGTTGTTGTTTTTATTTTGCATCCGGCAGATTTTCAGCCCACATTTTGGCCTCCTCTTTGCTTTGAGCCTCAGATGTGGAGAAGGGGAATGCCGTTTCCTGCCCCTCAAGCCCTGCGGCAACGAATCGCGTCTGGAGTGCTGCGAACTTCTCTTTGAGCTTCGCTTCGTCCGGATTTTCCTCGCTCATTGCAGATGCGAGGTTTAGGATATCATCCAATGCCGATTCGTTGATATTTGCCGCCTTGGCCGCTGTGCGCAGCAATGAATCCCGTTCGGCCTTTACACGCGCTGCTTCCAAGGCATCGTACTTTGCTTTTACAGCATTTTCACGCTCTTCCTGCTGGCGTTTGTAGGCTTTGAACCATTCGGGCTCTTCGCTACTGGGAGTAGTATTCGCCTGCCGCTCCCCTGTGGCAGGTTGCTCGATAGGCTTCCCGTCTTTGAGGTTATGCCGCTTCTCGTAGTTCTTGACTGCGGTCTGCTGCGCATCCCCTGCACGGTAGTCGCCGTAGCTGGTTAACACGTCCTGAAAGCCAATCCCCTCTGCTATGGTAGGTAATTGCGCTTCGTCCGTTACATTCTCTGACTTCTTCGTTGCGATTCGGTCGAGGATCGCATTGTCCACCCCTGCAAATTTGGTTTGGAGCAGTGCTAAAAGTTTTTCTTTCATATTATTTTAATTAATCTCTGTTGCAAAGATTTCGACGGGCATTTTAATAACAATGGGCAGGACGGAAATTTATACTTTTTTTGTACGGTAATTCAAAGCCTCTTTTATGCATTCAGATATCCAGCCGACCAAATAACAGAATGGCTCTTGGTTACTGCAATCAATGCGTCCACCGATATAATCGAATATCTCCATAGCCGCATGTGTAGATTCGTGGCAAACGTACTGGATATTTTGAGCGTTCGCCTTTGTGGCGAACCTGATAAGAACTCCACCCCTTTTATTTGTGATGTCGTATGTACTCTGCGTATCCGCCGCAGATGTGTCGTCCATATCTGTTATATTTTCAAACCTATCGCTTATTGCAGATGCGCTTTTTTCACCTATCACCACCCAAATTAACCGAGGATAAATTTGCGGATCAAATTGATGTATAATAGCCTTCATTGTCCTAAAAGTTTTATTCAGCCGAGGTGTTGATGCTTGAATTCTCGTCTTTTTTGGTCGAAAGGTTTGTTTTTGCATCCTGGTAAATGCTTGTGGCAGAGGCTTCTTTCATTTGCCTAATTCTTTCGATTTCCTCTTGGTAATTATCTGCAACACCCATTAATTTTACAGATTCCTCAAGTGAAAGCACTCCATCTGCATAGGCTTTCCCTATGGATTGCCACCTTGCAGTAATGTCTTCGTTGAAGGGCTCCGAAAATTCATGCTCGATCTTGAGGGTGGCGAGTTTGTCTCTCATATGGATATGAGTTACATTCATCATAATCGCCAAAATGAGATTCTTTTCCCGGTCGACGAGTTCGTCATATATCTCTTTTCGATTATCACGCTTGATATATCCGAGAACCATTGCGCGCTTAATGGCTTCACCGGACAAAGTCCCCAATCCGACCATTTTCTCTGGAGTGAACTCCGGAGTGAAAGTATCGAAAAGTATAGATTCTTTTAAATCCGACTTTTCCTGTTGCCTCGTTTCAGACGACATAGGTGGATTAAGGTATTCAAACCGATCATCTTTGCTTGACAGCTTGATCCCCTTTCCGGGGGAATCAGCTTTGGGAAGACTTTTGATAACCTCTGCGGTGGCAATGAACATTGGATCCGCAAAGTAATTGTTGGTGTCTGCGGTTTTTGAGTCAATACTTTCTTCCCGATCAATTCGGGGCTGCAATCCATCCCATGCCGTATTTTGCTTGTAATAAATGATGTTAATTTTACCAGTTGGATTAAGCACTGGGGTCACATCCCAACCTATTTTGGCTTTTCTGCCCCGGAATATAAAAGTGGGTGTATGAATGTCGAAATGCTCTACTGTTCCGGCGCCCTCCTTCAAATAATACCCACATCCAAATGCGAGGAGGTTACCATATTGGTCGAACATGGGGCGCAAGGTATATCCGTTAGACTTCGACAGCACAACTATTTTCACCCAAGGAAGCCCCGTTGCCTCGTCCCTGTAAATGTGATACAGCTTTGCACTTTGGGTTTCGGCTCCGGCCAGCCGTTTAGCCTGTCGCATCTTACTGTCGAATCGTATTTCTCGAAGGAATTGTTTGTAAGCCGAAAATGCATCGGCATCACCGGATTCGTCGGATACCTTCCATTTTATCGGATTTCCAAGCAGGAAGAACAATTCCACCTCATTTATATAGCGTTGACGAGTGCGGGGCAATTTCTCCGTGCGGTAATCTTCCTGTCCCTTCCTCGTTTTGTCTCGACGCCCCATTACGGCGTGGGATTTTGGATTGTATTCGCACAGGGCCTTGGACACTTCGACATCATGATCTTCCATCAAAGACATAGCCCGGCTGATGTCTTTTGCCTTGATAAGCTCCATTAAATCCCGCTCAACACCTAATGCATTGAGCGTTTTATTTTGGAAAAATGTAAAAAGGCGATCTAAAAAGTTCATTGTTTACCAAATATTAATATCACTTAAATCATCGTCTTGTATCGGTGTGCTGCGCTTTTCAAAGCATCCGGTCAGCGCATCGGGGGCATCGTCATGCGCATTGCCCCCTTCTTTCATGTATCCCATAATGGCCTGATAGAATTCCGGCCACCTTTTGTCCCAATTTGTCGGGAAAAATGTCATGTTGTTGACGTCTGCCGACTTGGTAAATATGCGCACCTGCTTATTATCGGTCTGGCAAAAGCAACTAACCGTTGTGTGGGTAATGTTCATCTGGCGAAGGATGCGTTCTACATTGCGCGCAAAGCCCCGCCCTCCGTTATTGCTTTCAATATTAGCCCATTCCGTCCTGTTCCTTGCAAGCATTTCGGCCGTCTTGGGTTCGGTATACTCCATGGGCTTTTTTGTGTAGAGCACATCGGTCACATAATTTCCCTCGGGTAATTCGTCGTAACATATCGAACATAGATAGTCGCTTCCCGTATCTGCTGTATCGGTGTAATTCTTATGCGTGCAATCTTTGGAGTAGGGGATAACGTCGTATGTTCGGAATTCACGATACATTAATCCCTCAAGAGGCTTGGGATTCTGCATGTACTGGGTCTCAAATATGAAGGGATCCGCTTCTTGGTATCGCTTTAATTTATCAAGCGCGAACCGATCCTCCCAAAGTGCACGTTCGGTAGGTAGCCCTGCATCTAAGATTGCGGGGAATTTGACAACATCCCATTCTCCACCTTCCTCTATCGTGCCTTCAAGCTGCAATAAGTATCCGCAAAAATCATCTGGAGCGAGCCTTTGAGCTGTTACAATGACCGGGGTGCGAACGTCATTAAGACGGTTCTTGAATGTAGAAGTCCACAGTTCGCCAATGCGCTCTTTGGTAGTACTGGAGTAGCTATCCTGCGCCTTCATTGGGTCGTCAATACTCATTGCACCGCTGAATTCTTGTGCTCCCAGTTTACCGCATCCAAATCCTGTTATTTGACCCATAAAGGGAGCCGCATACATTGCGCCCCCGCTTGAGGTGGATATACTTCCTTTGGCATTGTTGGACAGTTCGACATTTGGGAAGAATGCGCGGTAATTGGGATCCTCCATGATCCTTCGTATGTTCGTAACATTCCGGGTAGTAAGTTGATCGCTACTCGAAAGATGCATGAACTCGGAACGCGGATTGATGGCAAATCCTATCGCAGAGAAAGACACGACGGCTAACTCTGTTTTAGAATGTCGCGGAGGAATGTTAAACATGAGCCTATTAGTCGGGTGTTCTCCACGGAGTACTTGGTCGAGTTTATGGCATATTATTCGATGATGGGGCGCAATCCGAAAAGGTTGTTTGTTCACAGCCTCGAACATTACGGACGTAAATGCCAAACACCCTTCCTTCAACAAGAAGTCACCTACACTGGAATAATCAGTCATCGCTCCTGCTCATTTGTATTAATTGAAAGAAACGATCTGTGTTGAATGTCGGCTGCGGAAGGTCATTACCTTTAGTGTCAGTGTTGGCAGTTTTCTCCGGGGCATTGTATCCGAGCATGCGGTTGATGGTTTCTATCGCCTTGCTTTTGTCCATCAATTCCACGACGGGGCTACCTGAACGGTCAATCTTTATGGACTGGATTAAACGCCGTTTTTCAGGCGGAAGAGATTTTAGGTCTTGGAAAGAAATTGAGGGAACCTGCCGTACGCCATATTCGGTTTTCATATCAACCATGTCGGCATCGACAAAGTCGAGTACGTCGGCATTAATGATGGATACATTAAGCCGGATTAGCTCCTCTTTGGTGATAAGTTCTTTTTCGGCTAATTGGGCTTGAAGTTGTTTTACCCTCCCCGTAACCTCCCCGTTTTGAAGTAGCTCGCTCGATCTTTTCCATACCGTTTCATCGCTCATTTTCGAACACTCATACGCAAAGCGATACGCCTCGGATGCGTTGCCGCACTCGAGGTACTTGTTGCAGAACTTCTCCTGCTTTATCGTCAGCTTCCCTTCTGCCATGAAAAACAATCTCTCAGGGCAAAGGTGGGAGCAGGCATTTTAATAACAAGAGGTAGATTGAAGAAAATGCAAAAAAAATGGATTGTCCCCAAAAAAAAGAACAATCCACTGTTTCGACAGATTTAGATACTTAGGTTAATCTTAAATATTGTTTAATAACAAAATTTTCATCTATAGGATATTGACGATTATATTGCCCTCGTAAATGAATTGTACCATTCAAAGCCTCATTTTGTATCGAATCATATTTTTCACTATCGACAACGGTACATAGTTTTTCAATTTTAGTAGGTTTGTCTTTTGCCAAATATTCTACAAGATTAATAGGGAAAAGCGGTATTAAAAAGTGTTCGTTGGGGCATAAATGTATATTGCCGCTTACGTCACTACTACGAAGGTTTGACTGTATATCTTGATAATTCGAAAATAAATCATCGAAATCGGAACTTATCCTCCACTGTATACTGTATGCAGTTCGCAGTCCGGCATTGATTATCTTTATCGAATAAAGGTTTTCATGGCAAAAAATGCTGTAAACCAATCGAGGCCTTTCATCGTATTCGCGTCTTTTATCTTCTTTACGCCACCGTTTTCCATTGTAATATATAGTAACAAATGTAGCTATTGCCATTAATGCTGTGGCTATGGCACTTATTGCTGTCCATATATTACTAACATAATTATCCATAAATGACTATGTTATCCTATTTTATTCGACTTTTCAACATTGCATTTTTGGCAAAGCAACTGCATGTTCTCTAATGTGGTCGCCCCGCCTTTTGAAAAAGGTATGATGTGATCGAGTTGTAAGTTTTGTGTGGATCCGCAGTATACGCATCGGCCACCATCACGCTTATATACTGCATCTACTATTTCCCTGGGAATTGGCGGCCGCTTTGGCTCATCACCGAATAGTTCTCCGCTGTCGATCAATTCTTGCCGTACGATTTTTTCAAGTTGACGTATGCGATATTTTTCTTTAATACGCGCGGCGATCTCGGCTTTTTCACGCTCTTCTTGTTCTTGTTGAAACAATATCCTCTGTCGTTCCTGCTCTTCTGCAGACAGGGAAGCTCGATGATAATCACCTGCCGCAAGGTATTTTTCTAACGATGTAATATTATCAAAATATACTTTTCGAGGATTGATACCCTGTTGTTGACCAACGATGCCAGCACTCTCTAATTGCATCATAATGCGCCCAGCCCGATTAAATCCAACTTCAAATTTTCGCTGAATTTCTGTTGTGGATATGCCTCCATTATTGACTGCATATCTTGCTACTTCCTCGAATAGCAAATCATATTTTATGGGAGCTGGTTCTTCGAAGTAGTAATCCATCATGTATAAAATTTGTTTGTGCTATTGAAATAATCCGAAGTTTTTATGTTTTGGTCTGCGGGCGCCCCGGTCATTTTTAAAGGAGACCGTAATCTCCTTTAAATGTGTAGCTCGATTATATGGAGCTTATTTTGGGTGGTTCTATTTTATCATATTGCTTCCGCTCTAATGAAGATGGCATAAGGCTAATTAGAATACCGCTATGCCTCTTTTTTTTGGGCGACATCGCCCTTGCTTTTCGCTCTCTCTTCTCGGTACAGGTCAATTAAAGCCCCGTTTTGCCGAATCAACTCCTCGTTTTGGCGGAGTAGTGAATCTAAGAATCTCTCCATAGTTTTTGGGTTATTTAGTTCAGCTTTCGTTGGCGTGACGTCTTCGCCTCCTTGGCTGACAGGTTGGTCTTCCATATTGGATATGCCAAAATATTGGAGTATATATCTGGCATTTGCTCTACTCGGCTTGCCTTCTCCTTTCTTCCATTTGCCGATAATTGTTTGTGACAATCCAGTCGCTTTGGCGATCTTATACGGAGTGTCTTGTGTGCTTCGTAGTAATTCTACGGCCTTATCTATCAGTTTATCAGCCATGAAGAGTTTGTACTTATAATATTCTGTAATTATATAATATTATTTGATTGAAAAATACTTCATTATTTTGGTATATACTCAAATAGTTTAGTATATTTGCAATGTGAAACCCACAAAGCTGATACAAATATACGATTTAAGATGAAAAACGCAAGCGTGGGGACTGAATATTTGACGATTGTACCTTTTTGAAGGTAATAAAAACGGACAACGCGATGAAAGCAACTTACGACAAATCGAAGATCATGAAGAACGCCTGGTATCTTAAAAAGGTACAGCCGGGCAAGAGTTTCGGGGAGTGCCTGCGCAAGGCTTGGCGCAACGAGAAGTTGGCGATGCTGACCGCGAAGATCGAGAACCGCCCGACGGAGCAGCCGAAGGCCACGGAGTACCGCCCCGAGCTGCTGAAAGTGCCGACAGGTTTCTATGGTGTCCGAGGAATGTACTATGGTGACTAAAGCACGATGCAATATGAACGAAGTAATTCAATCGACTGACCGCTTGACGGCACTACTCGAGGAGCAGGCCGCCTGCATTGAGCGGATCATGGCAATACTGGACAAATAATATGAATATGAATACTGCAAATCAGCGCGCTATAAAGTTGCCGTTCCAAGAATATGTTTCTACACTTGGGAAGACTCGCAAAAGTAAGTTGTGGGCAGAAATTCGGCTTGTGACAGGAAAGGACAAGACAACAATATGGCGCTGGGCGCACGGACGCACCCGTCCTGACAAGTCAGACAGGGATAACATAGCATTCTGTGTATATAAATTCTCTGAAAATAGGTTACCCGGCGACGCATTATTCCCAGAAGATTATCCATACAAAGGTACCCATGCAAAGGTTAAATAACGTAGAGTTTTTTAACTCACCCGAAGGAGAGGTGCAGATCCGCGATGAAAAGGGAGTGCGCACCTACATGGAAGAAGATAAAGAGCTTACGGATGCTTTGTTCTCGGTTATTGAACTGGATTACCCCAAGGCATTCAAGGCGTTGTCGGAGATTTACAACAAGAGCAAAGCGAACGCCCCTTACTTCAAATACAGGTGTGCCCACCGATTCATCCGCTGCAACTTCGGGATGTATGATAAAATACCCGATATGGACGAGTTCGGCCGGTTCAACTTCGAGAATGTTGCTTGTCCGCTGGTGGGGGAGTGCAAATACTATAAAGTAATCTGTAACCCAGAGTTTAATACTAACCTGACAATGCGGGAGAAAGAGATTGTCCGCCTCTATAAAGAGGGATATAAGACTGAACGGATTGCCGAAATACTGTCACTCTCCCAGTTGACGGTCGAAACACACAAACGAAACGCTATGCGTCGCACAGGGTCGACAACGCTTGCCGAACTCGTGATATGGGCTAACAACCACGGACTTTAAACACAAAACATACCCACC